GTAGCTCGTCAGGCTCATAACCTGAAGGTCGTAGGTTCAAATCCTACCCCCGCAACCAAAGTAATGCCGTCAGGTCAAAGACTTGGCGGCATTTTGCTTTTGCGGTCCGTGTTGCAAAGGAACGCAAGGCGAACCCGAAATATGTCAAAGGCTTACAGGCATTGCCGGCGATTCCGTGCGACACGGATGCGACACGGAATGCGCGTGATGTTCGCTGGCTGTTCTCTCTTGTGATGACCCCATGTGCGTCGGCGCGGAAGGCAGTGTATGTCCGCTTTGCTGCAACAGCGGAAAGGCGTCAGTCATGACATCGATGGTCCGGATCTTTCTTGCTCTGCTGGTTGTGCTGTTCGCGGGCGGGACACTTCGCGCAGAAACGCCGGAGGAGTGGGTCAAGCTGCTAAGTCGCGTACACGGTGGCTTTGGGGCGTTCTTGCCGGTCGGCATTCGCATTGGCGAGGATGCGGTGGTGCGCCTCAAAGCCAAGCCGCGCGAATTGACGGTCTTGTTCTATCAGGGCGAAGGAACGCCTTGTCCTTGCGCCGCCGATGGCGTGATGCTTGCAGTTTATGCAAGTCCTGGGCAGGGGACATTGCAAATCGCGCCGGAAAAATCACCGCCGGGGACATTCGCCGTCGTGGTTATCCGCCCACGGAAAGGCGGCGACGGTTTGAAATACACCGTGCCTATGTCCATCATGGCGAAGCTCGTCGATATAAATCGCACGGTCCAAGAGCCGCTTGGCCGTTACAATGCGGTCATGGCGCTACCGGATATATTCACAGTCGAACCGGCAAAGTAGGTTTGCAAGGTAAGCCTCGGGCAGGCAGGCGAGCCATGGCAAGACCGAAATTTCCCTATGTGGGCGACGCGGCGATGCGACGCTTCCTCAAGCTGCACAACTGCCCGACGCCATTCCATGTCGCGCGCATGCGCTTCTGGGGAGAGATTGTCAGCCCCTCGCTTCAGGTTTCACCCGTCAAGACCATTTCCAGCTTGTGGCCAGATGGATTGCCGACCTTCGAAAACGGGGACGAGGCGAACAGGTTTTTTCAGACGATGATGGGCCTATGGAACCGAATGGCTAAGCATCAGGATGCCACGTCGCCCGTAAGACTACAGCCTGTCGATAGGCCAACGACCCGCGATGCCTTGCGCGAAGCTGCCGCAATGCGCGTCGAGGAGCTATATGACGGCTTCATGCACGGGTTTACGAGCGGTCATCGAGAGATGGACGTTCCATCCGGTGTTGCCGATCTACTGACGCGGGTCGAGAAGGGAATCGAACTCCTTGCCACAGCCCGCAACACCTTTGCCCGGCCGCCCGGTCCTGACGACGCGGGCATGTTGGATGAGCTTTCGCGCGTTTTCCCTGTCGTCGATCACGCGGTGCAGGCCGATCTCAACGCAATTGCGGTTGCGGTTAAGGAGTGGCGAAAGAGTCAGCTGCCTGGTGGCTTGATCCGGTCCTCCGCAAAGGCCGGACCGCTGCATTAGCCTCACGCCGCTTCAGTCGCGACGCCATCGAGCCGCACGCGCACGGTCGCGACGCCATTCCCGGCCGCCAGCGTCGCGATGCCGATCGGCACCATGCCGGTACCGGGCAGCACGACCTGCTTGTTGGTGTCGTCCCACGCCACGCGATTACCGGCCGCGACGACAGCGCTCGCGAGCTTCGGCAGCTCGTAGACGCCCACTGTCGCGATTTCGACGCTCTCACCCTCGGCCACGGTGGTCGCCGCGACGCCGAACAGATTGCTGACTAATACGCCCTGGCCGGAAGTCACACCGCCGGTTGGTGCTGTAACGGTGATCATGTCTCCGCGCTGAATGAAGTTCTTCATTGGTCAAACTCCTTTCGTCGATTGAATGCGCACTTGGCTGACGCGGCCGGATTGCGCCGTCGCAATGCGCCGTTCCAGGTCGGCAAGCGCCGTCGCCATCTCGGCATCGGTCGCGTAGGACACCCGCCGGCCTTCGACCTCAACGGTGCGCAGGCCGGCATAGCGTGCGCGCAGCAGCGCATCGCGCCAAGCCTCGAGTTGGGTGAGGTCGGTCATGCCGCAGTCTCCCGCCTGATTCGGCCATGCTTCACTGCGGCGGCATAGGACATGCTTACGCCAAAACGAGTCGCAATCTCACGTTGTGTCGCACCGGATGCGATGAGGTGACGGATTGCAGCTACATCGGCGTCGGAAAGCCGAGCCTGCGGGCTCCGCTCGCCTGTCAGGGCCTGTCAGGAATGTGCCATGCCTGCGTTTGTGACCGATGTTTTCCTTCTGCGTAACGTACGCAAGATTGGCCGGTCGATTGTCTCCCGAGTTTCCGTTCAGGTGAGCCACCACCAGTCCGGCTGGACGAGCTCCATGCCATGCCGCAGCTACGAGATGAGCAACGGCGAAGCGCTTGTTACGGATCGCAACGTGCTGATAACCTTTCTTGTCGGTCCATACTCGTAATTTCCGGAACAAGGGATTCCGACACCATCGGCCAGGCGCAGTGCTCCAGATGTTGCCATCTGCATCGGCGAGATAGCCCTGGATGCCGGGAATGGTTCGCATGTCAATCATGGGCGCTACGCTCCAAAATTTGCATACCAGCCGCGCCAGTCGATGAAGCCGGCGCCGAAATCGAGGATCACTCGCACCTCGACGCCGTCCACGTCCCAGCCCGACTTGCTTTCGACCTGCGGTCCCTCGCCACCGGCGAGGTAGGCATATTCCAGTCCGTCAATTTCGGTTGCATCCGCGACCACGTACCAGCGCGTTGCGCTGGACAGCCGCGGCTCGACCACCAAGGACAGCGAACCCGAGAACGGGTTCACATCGGCCGCCTTCGCCGCAGCGATGGTGGCGAGCCACTTCTCGGCCGTTGTCTCCTGCGCCGGCGGAACCAGCAGGTACTTGGGCGTTGCGCTGATGCGCTGGCCGGAAAGCCCCGTTTGGCTGCGCATCGCGAGCCGCCCCGCCGAGAGCGTAGCGTCAGCGATGGCTCCACCGCTCGCGGCCTTGTTGCCGTGGTCGGCATGGAACAGCGTATCGCCATCCTCCATGACCGGACCGTTGCCGCTGTTGGCCTCCAGCAGATCGACGAGAGTCTTGGCCTCAGTCTCCGCAGCGGCTTGGCCCATGCGGCGGGACAAGTCGGCAAAGGCGCCGAGGTCGTCATTGACGAGCACTTGGCGCGTGACGCCGATCTTGCGGGCGAAGGTCTCGACCTTGTAGGTCTCCTTGGCTTCGGCCATCGTGCCGGCCTGGATTTCGCCATGCTCATTGAGCTTTTCGAGCATCGGCGCTTCGCCCAGCATGATCTTGTTCACGGTGCGGAAGTCGCGTGCAGTGGTCTGCCGGCCAAGGCGGCGGATACCGACCGGTGCCGCCTGATAGGCTGCCCGCAGCGTGCGGCCGATGGTGTCGCCCACGATCAGGCCGAAGTCGCTGGTGGTGTGTAGCGCGCGAGTGATGATCGCGGCCGGTGACAGCCCGGTCACCGGGTGGCCCCGTAGGATCAGCAGCTCGCGCGCCATCTCGGCGCAGCTGGCGTAGGCATAACGCCGCGCTGGTTCCGAAAGCTGGTGCTGCGGATTGATCCGCGCATAGAGCGCTTCGCCCATGTGCCGGGCGCGCACGGCGGGATCGTCCTGGCTCTCGCCCAGCTCGACGCGCACCTGCTCGGTGCGGATGGTGCCGCCGCGCGCGGCCAAGGCCTCGAAGGCGGCGCGGCGGGCTTCGTCGGCGGTCGCGCCATAGTCAATCAGCGCGTCGGCGAACTCGCTGCCGAGCCCGGCGATGCGGGCAATCGAGCGGATTTCGGCATTGATGGCCGCGCGCGTCTCCACTTGGCCGGCGGGCGGGCTTGCCGGCGCTTCGGCCGGCGCGGTGTCAGTCTCGGACATGGTGCCTCCTTGGCGGATGGTGGCGCCGGGGTCGGCCGGCGTTGGAACGAGGGAGATTTCGATCGGGGTCCAGGCAACCGCGGTGCGCACGCGCTCGCCGGTCGCTGCATCGGTGTCGTCGCGCCAGCGCTCGACCGTGTAGCCGACCGAGACATGGCGCAGGATGCCGGCCAGCACGTCCTGCCAGATCGGCTCGACCTCGGGCCGCGCCGAGAACTGCAACGTGGCAGCGCCCTGCCGCCCATCAACATGGGCATCGCGCACGGTGCCAAGCACGTCACGCACTGCAGTCTGGCGGTGCGCATCGAGCACCGAGGCGCCGATCAGCCGCGACAGATCCACCGCCGCGGGATCGAGCGACAGCCGCTCGATGTAGCTGCCGGCCATGTCGCGTCGGCGTACCGGCGCGCCGCTCGACCACACCACCTCCACGGTGCGGGCCTCGGCATTGGCGGTCTGCGGCGAGAGCGCGGCGCGGCGGACAAGGAGCTCAGGCATTGGCGCCCTCCATGTTGGTTTGATCGGCCGCCACGGTGGTGCCGAAGGAGAGGCCAAGCCGCGCCTCGCGCGCGCGGTCGGCGGCAATCGCCGCGTCCACCTCCTCGATGTCATAGCCGCGCTCGGCGATCGACTGGCTGCGGCTCTTGAGGCCGGCACGGATTTGCTCGATCTCGGCGCGCGCGTCCTTGGCTGGATCAACCCAGCCCCATTTCGGCGGCAGCCAATCGCAGGCAAGATAACGCGCTGGATCGCGATCGAAGTCGCGAGCTGGCAGCGCGCCCGAAAGCACCGCAAGCCGCACGAAGCGCTCCCACACCGGCCGGCAAAACTGAAAGACGATGACCGTGTGCTGCAATTGCTCGATGCGGCGGCGAAACTCGACCAGGCCGGCACGGATCGACGAATAGGTGACGCCTTCGAGGTCGCCCGAGATCAACTCGTAAGGTAGGCCGAGCCCGCTGGCGACGGCGCGGATGTGGTTCTTGACCTAAGCGCCGTAGTCACCGGGATCGGCCGGGTCGGAGAACTGGATGTCGGCGCCGGGCGGCAGCGGAATGAGGCTGCCCGGCTCCATGCCGACCTGCAGCACGCCGTTGATGGCGCCGCCGCCGTTCAAGCCTGCCACCGTGCCGTCCGGATCGCGAATGAAGCCGGTGAACAGCGCCGCGACCTTGGCCTTGACCAGCGCCGCATCCTCGTACTGGTCGAGTTCGTGCAGCCGCAGCAACACCGGTGCGAGCCAGGTGATGCCGCGCAACTGCCCGGGCGCGAGCGCTTGGAATAGGTGTGCCATGTCGGATGCCGGCGTGCGCACGGTGTCGAGCGCCATCGGCGCGAGCGCGTCGCCCGGGCGGTAGCGATAGCAGTGATAGGCGACGCGCCGGCCGGCGGCGTCGAACTCGATGCCGGCGCGGATGCGCGCGCCACCGCCAATCTCGCGATGCAAGTCGGTCGGTACCTGCTCGCGGTCGAGCAGTTCGACCTGCAACGGCGGCAGGCCATCCCCGGTGTCCGCAACACGCAGCCGCGCGAACGATTCGCCGCTCTCCACCATCGCCCGGAGCGCCAGCGCTTGCAGGCCGTAGAAGTCGGTCAGGCCATTCGCGTCTGCGCGATCGGTCCAGCGCGCCCACAGCCCATGCAGCGCGTCGCGAATTTTCGCGTCGGGATGTGCCGAGCGCGGCTTGATGCCAGTGCCGACTGCATTGGCGATCAAGGCATGCACTGCGGCGGCGACCCAGGGATTGTTGCGGGCGTAGTAGCCGGCGCGCCGCGCGGCGACCGTCGCGCCGGCCAAAATCGCGGCGTTCAGCGACTCGACGCTCTTGGCGCCCTCCCAGCGCCGGCCGCCGCCGGCCGCGTCAAACGCGCGGCGACGGTCCAATCCGAGCACGCGGCGGATGGCAGGCCACATGCGCTCGAATGTCGGGCCCGCGGAAGCGGAGGGCCAGTCAGATAGTTCGGGAATGATTGGAACGAGTTTGCAGGCGTTGGGCTTTCTCGGGGCCGCACGGCCGCTTTACCTTACGTGTATCCAATGGTTACACTCTATCCATGATGAAAGATTCGGGGCTGCGTATCAGAGTCGAACGGGAGCTTCGAGAGCGCTTCCTCGACGTTTGCCGGGAGCAGGATCGCCCGGCCGCCCAGGTTCTGCGCGAGTTTATGCGCGACTATATCTCAAAGTATCAAGCTGCAAATTCAAGACCCCGCCCACTTGGGAATCCCGTAACCCGCAACGAACGAAGATTGAAACAAAGATGAATTCGCAGAGGAACAGAGAGGAAGCTGTCAACACGCAGCTCGCTATCCTCATTTCGCGGCTGGGGGTGGCGGCGGATGCAGAGACGATTCACGTGCACGGCAAGCACCGCCCAGACGTGCTATTCCAGTTACGTGGGCTTCGCATCGTCATCGAGGGCAAGTTTGCAGATCATCCCTCAGCAGATGACATTGTTCTTAATGATGCGCGCAAGCGGGTACGCAGTGGTGTCGCTCACATCGCAGCAGCAGCGGTTTATCCCCTGGCGCTCCGATCGGCGCCTACCACAAAGATCATCGAGACTCTTGAGAAATCGACGCTGCGATACCGTATCGTCGCTGAAACCCACGAAAGCGAAACTTGGTTCGAGGGCACGCCGGCAGCGCTCATGGATGCGCTTCGCCGTGCACAGGAGGCGCTGACAGAGGACGACATCGTTGAGCAGACTGCCAAGTCGCTCTCGATGCAGCTTGAAACCGTCTCGCGCCTGTGGATTGGGCAGCCTGGCGCGTGCGATCGGCTTTCCCGCATTCTGGGTATTTCGCCCCCGAAAGGCGAGACTTCGGAAAAGGCCAGCGAGCGCCGTGACACAGCCGCCCGGGTGTCAGCCCTCGTTCTTGCCAACGCTTACATCTTCCAGGAGCAACTTGCGCACACTGACACCCGCGTTGACACTCTGCGCAAGCTTGAAAAGAGCACCGATATTGTCGACTCGACAGCGAAACACTGGCGCTGGATTTGGGAAAACATCAACTACGTCCCAATCTTCCAGCTTGGCGAGCGGGTTCTTGACGAATTACCTTCGAGCCCAAACACATCGCTCGCTGTAAAAGCGCTTCTTGGAGAAGCACAGTCGATTTGCAGGCAGCAGGCTGCATTGCGCCATGACTTGATGGGGCGCATATACCATTGGCTGCTGCATGAGGCGAAATATCTCGGGACTTATTACACATCGGTATCGGCGGCGACACTTCTTCTCAAGATCATCTTCTCCCTGGACTGGAAACACGACTTCGCCACTCCGCGGTCGCTCGCCGATTTCAAAGTTGCCGACCTTGCCTGCGGCACGGGTACGCTGCTGATGGCTGCGGCCCAAGCGCTCACTGACCGCTACATTCGTGACCGCGCCGCCCAGGACCTCTCCCTCAGTGAAAAGGACATATCCATTCTGCATCAGACGCTGATGCAGAACGTCCTTCACGGGTACGATGTTCTACCGACGGCTGTGCATCTCACGGCGTCAACCCTGGCCCTACTCGCCCCCGATGTCGCCTTTCGGAACATGAATCTTTTCGTCATGCCGATGGGGCTTGACCATGGAACACCGCGCCTTGGCAGTCTCGATTTTCTGCAGGGCCCTGAGATCAAGACGCAATTTGCCCTAGACGACACGCAACTCGAAACGGTGAGGACAGGCGCGGCTCGGTCCATGAACGTAAACGCGAAGGTTCCAAAACTCGACCTGTGTGTCATGAATCCGCCTTTCGTAAGCAGCCGCTACGGCAACCGGCTCTTTGGGTCGCTGCCGCAAGAACGTGCAGCTTTACAAAAAGAGTTGTCCAGGCAAGCGAGGGCATTGGGTGTTAGTGCCACCGCCGGTCTTGGCGCTCTTTTCGTTCCGCTCGCGCACAAACACACTAAGCCAGGTGGACGCATTGCTTTTGTCTTACCAATCGCTTCAGCAACTGGTGAGGCATGGGGTGCGATTCGCAACCGGATTGCCGATGCCTTCCATCTTGAGGTAGTGATCACCAGCCACGACTCCGAGCGTCCAAACTTTTCGGAGAATACCGATCTTTCGGAGCTATTGTTCATCGCGCGACGACTAGGACCCAAGGAGAAGGCAGGGCCGACGATCTATGTGAACCTGTGGCGCAATCCTCGTACCATCCACGAGGCGCTGGATCACGCAACCCGCGTCGCTGCTGCAATCACCGAGATCGACGGTAAGCCGGGTCAAGCACGAATTATCCGCACCTCATCGGGCATTCTTGGCGAGCTGACGAGTCTGCCTGCGCCGACTGGTAGTGATAATTGGACCGGAGCAATTTTTGCCCAGAGTCAGCTCATGCAAGCTCACTGGGCTCTCGACGTGAAGCATGAACTCCGGCTTCCCGGTGAAAAGGGGGCACACCGGATTCCCCTTTGCCGCCTCGATGAGCTGGGCGTCATTGGTTACGACGTGCGCGACATTGCCGACGCATTTGCAGTCGATACAACCGCGACTACATGGTCGCCACATCCTGCCTTCTGGAACCACGATGCCGACCAGGTACGCACCATCGCTCAAAAACCAAACGCCACGCTTATTGCAAGGACCGAACCTCTTCCAGGCCGTAAGCTAAAAGACGCAGCCGCCGTCTGGTCGAAGGCGGGTACGATCCTACTGGTCTCTCGGCTCAGGACAAATACGCACCGTGTTCTTGCAACAGGGCATCCAAAGCGCGTGCTCGGCAACACATGGTGGGGCTTTGAGGATTCCTCACTGACAAAGGAACAGAGAAAGGCGCTGCTTCTGTGGCTCAATTCCACGCTCGGCATCATGTCCTACTATGGCCGTCGGGCAATTACAGAAGGCGCATGGATGCAGATGAAAAAGCCGGCATGGTCATCGATGCCCGTGCTGGATGTTCGGGCGCTCTCGCCAGCAAAATTGGCCGCACTGGCGAAGTCGTATGATTCTCTGGCGAAGAAAGAGCTTGCGCCGATTGCACAGCTCCACATCGATCTCGTCAGACAAGAAATCGATGCCGCGATCTGCAAGACGCTGAAGTTGCCAGACTTGAAGCCCCTCCGCGAATTGCTGGCGCGCGAGCCAGGCCTTAGCGCCCAGGATATAGGCTCTGCAGACCAGAAAGAGGCGGAGGAGGACATCGATCTTGAGGAAACTGAAGGGGCGGTGTAAGCGCAGAGCTAAGCGGGTATTGCGACATCAAGCCATCCACCGTGACCGAACGACTTGTTGCGCGCCGCGCACGGTCTCGGCCGACACGCTGCGAGACCGCGCGCCTTTGCGCGGACTATTGCCGAGCGCCTCAGCCTCCATGTTGACCTTCAGCCCCATGCTAATGAGGCCATGCAGCGCGGCCATGGAATAGACCGTCGTATCGAGCGCCTCGTTGCGCTCACCCTCACGACGCGGCTGCCAAAGCCGGATCGGTCGGCCGCGCTCGAAACGGGTCACGACGCGCTCGGCGGTGAGCTGCCGGAAGAACTCGGCATCGCGCTCGGCCGGGAAGTGCACATAGCCCGGGCCGGGCTCCGTGAGGCGCAGCCGCGCAAACAGCGCATCCTTGGCGGCATCGACGCCGATGACGAACAGCGGCACCTTGCCCTTGGTGCGGGTCGGCCGGCGTGGCCACAGCGGAATGCCAGGACCACCGCGGCCTTTGATCGCCCAGATGCGACGGTGCAGTCGCGTGCGGCAGTATTCGTAGGCCGCCTTCGTGTGTTGCCCGCCGGTGTCCACCGCCACGGCGCGGACCGCCATGTCAGCAACCGCGCGCGTGTGCTGGTACGTCGCCTGCAATGCGGTGTCGAGGTCCGACCACACGCGCGGGCCGGACGGGTCGCCCCAGATCACACGGTAGTCGATCGACCAGGCCTCCTCGTCGCGACCCCAGCCAACGACATGCAACTCGATCCGGTCGCCTTGCACATCGACGCCGGCAGTGAGCAGCGCGACGCCTTCGGGCAGCACCGCGCCCCAGTCCTCGCGGCGCGCCATCAACGGATCGGTCTCGATGACCTCGCCGGCCTGGTCCTCCCAGGTCTCGGCGAGCTTGGTGTTGGTCCACACCTGCAGGCGCGGCGGGTCGCGATAGACCTGGCCGTGCTCGATCGCAATTTCGGCCCAGGTCTCGAACGGCGAATAGAGACTGGAAAGATGGAAGCCGGCGGTCTTGCCGTCGCCCGCCTGCGTCGCGCGCCAGCGGCCGGAAGCGAGCAGCGCCGGTTTCTGGTGCTCCTCGTGCACGGCGCCGCAGTCGGGACAGACACGGTGTGCGCGATCACGCTGGCCCTCGGGCCATTGAACCTGCGCCCAGGTGATCGGCGCGTAGCTTCCGCAGTCTGGGCAGCGCACCTCGTAGATGCGCCGGTCGGATTCCTCGTAGGCGGCCTCGATGCGCGAGAAGCCCTTGAGCGTCGGCGTCGAGACCATAACAATCTTGCGCCGGCCGCGAAACGTTACCGTGCGTTGGATTGCGAGCGCGACCGGATCGCCTTCGCCCGACACGTCGGCGGGATAGGCGTCCACCTCGTCGAGAAACAGATAGCGCGCGGGCGTCGAGCGCAGACCCACACCCGAGGCCGCGCCGACCATGACGAGCTGCCCCCCGGGAAAGAGTTTACGGAACTGGCTGTTGCCCGGCTCCTTCTTCCCCGGCTCGACCACCCGCTCGCGCAGCGCGGCGCAAGAGGCGATCATCGGATCGACCCGAGTCGAGGTGTTGCGTCGCACGGCGTCCATGGTCGGCTGCACCATCAGCATAAGGCCGGGCGCGTGATGAATGACGTAGCCGAGGAAGTTCAAGCCCGCCTCGGTGCCGCCGAGCTGCGCCCCTTTGACGAACACGACCCGCTCGGTCGGATCGCTCGCCGATAGGCAATCCATGATCTCGCGGAGGTAGGGCGTGCGCGAGGTGCGCCAGCGCCCGGGCTCGGCGGATAGATCGGGCAGCATGCGGTGCTCGTCGGCCCACTGCGAGACGGTAAGCGGCGGCTCGGGCGCAGCGCCCTCGCGCCAGATATCGTCCACCCAGAGCGCCACGTTACTCATCGGCGAGCACCTGCAGCGACGTGCGGGCGAGGTCGAGCAGGTGCTCGCGCATGAGTCTGTCGAGGGAAGCGAAAGTGCGTGCGGGGTCGGCACCGAGCTCGGCAGCAAGCTGCGGCGCGGTACGGGCAACCCACGCCATGTGCGCATCGCGTTCGCGTCGAGCGCGGGCAAACACGGCCGCCTTCACCTCGGCCCGGCTCACCAGATCGCCGCGTTCCTTGTCCAGCGCGAGCCGGGCGCGCTGCACCTTGACGATCTCATGCAACCGCTTGGCTTCGGCAAGACTCGGCGCTGAGCCGTTGCCCGACGTACCGCCCTTGTTGCGGCGGTCGCTATCGAGATTGTCCTCCATCCACCGCAGGCCGGCTTCGACTTCGATCCGGCCATCGGTGCGAACAGGCAATCCCTTGCCGATCAATTGCGAAATGCGTCCGCGCGTAAGCCCGACACGGGCGGCAAATTCGGCCTTGGTGGCGACACCGGGCGCGGTCGTTAGTTTAGCCATTTCGCGCCCCGCAGAATCGCGAACGGTCGCGCCATTGCCCCCCGCATACAAAATCGCCCAACAGGAACCATTGCGTGCGGAAGATTCCCGATTGCTCCCGGCGCACTTGGCACGGCGCTTGCCGCCGTCGCTTGCTCCACCTCCGCGCGGTGACGCACCGGTGACGCAGGAGTGACGGCGAAGACGACCTAAGTGTTTGATAGTGTTGAGATGACGCACCACCCAGCGAACCATTTTCTATGGAGGGGAAAGAGAATGGCTCATTCACCGCCGCGCAGTGCGTTCCCATCGTATCGCAATGGTTTGGGGGTTGGTGCGTCATCTCAACACTCTCAATAGGTTAGCTCGATTTTCGCGTCACCCTTGCGTCACCCTTGCGTCACCCATGCGTCACCACACAGAGGCGGGCGGTGCGTGGCGGACGATGGTGAGGCCAAGGAACTGGCGACCGTTCTTGTTGCGGCGGTGCTCGACGCCATTGGCGTTTGCCTGCACGCGCTGCACGAAGCCGTTGATGGCTGGGAGCTTGTCGTGCTTGAAGCCCTCGGCGACCGCCCAAGCGCGAAACTCGTCGTAGGCGCCACGCGTCGCAAGGTTCGGATAGCCGTTGACGATCGGCTTGACCTCGACACACTCGTCGAGCCACGCGAGCACAGGGTCGGCGCCGAATATCCAGTCGGCGAGCGCCTGCTTGCACGAGGCCGGAATGGTGAAGTTGCGTTGCCGGATGAGTCGGGACGCGCCTTCGACAGCCCATGCGAGCAACAGGTCGGGCTCCTCCTGGGCGATGCGCGTGCCGATGTTCTCGACACGCTCCTCGATCGGGATCAAGCGATTGAAAGGGATGACCAGCAGTCTGCGTTGCACGCCTCGATCCATGCCGCCCTGGAAAGGCGGCAGGTTGTTGGTCGCGAACAGGTTCTGCGCCACCGAACGGAACTCAATGCGGCTCTTGTAGACATCGCGACCTTGGACCGGCTCGCCGGTCACCACCGACTTGAACGTGTCGGACGCGATGGCAGTGGCGGACAATTCATCGGTCGCGTTGAGCAGCTTGCCGACGAGGCCGATGATGTGCCGCTCATCACCCATGCGACCCGCCGGCACCGAACAGATGGCGTTGGGCGGCAGCAAGCCGCGTGCAAGATCGAGAACCTGGCTCTTGCCGTTCTCGGCTCTCTGTCCGACCAGGATAACTGCACGTGGCTGCATCAGCTGCGTGGCGTAGCCGAGTGCGGCCGAGCCGCAGATCGCGGATAGCAGCGCGATCTTCTCGGCTGCATCGGCATCGCCGCGGAAGACGCCGTCGAGCAGCCGGAACAACAGGGAATTGCTCGGTGGCTGACCTGATGTGGCGACCTGCCAGTGGCCGGGCAGGGTATGGCGGCAGCGGTGGTCGAGATGGTGCCGTTCGAGCATCGCGTGGCCGTCCTGGGCAAAGCGGATGAAGCCCGAGGCACAGTTGATGCCGGTCGGTCGGCACTCGAAGAACTTCGGCTCGGCACACAGCGTTCCGCATTCATTCAAGATGGAGTCGATGCGGCTCTTGCTGAGTTTGACGCAGGCGGGATCGCCTGCCGGCGTCAGAAATCCCGCGCCGTCATATCGGTGCGTAGCCATCCGCAGCGCATAGTCCGGGATGTCCTCCCAATTGGTCTTGGCGTAGCGCCAGAACGCTCCTTCGGCATAGACGATGCGCCCAAAGCGTTCGGTCAGGTCCTCGCGCACGCGCTTTGCAATCTCAACGTCTGAGCCGATTTCCAGCCGGGCTCTATGTTGCGATTGCGCTTCCTCGGCAATGGAAACAGCGCCGTCGATCAGGTTGCGAACGGCTTCCGCCCCTTGCTCCACCAGGACATCGTTGAAGTCCTTGCCTTGGGGTGGAGTCGCGATCCAGACAGCATGCCCCTGCTGGAACAGCTTTGCGCTGGCGGTACCGACCTGGCGTTCGGCCTTGCTGCCGGGCGGGTCGCCGTCTCGGGCAATAACAACCGCTGCATCCTTCGGAACCGGTGCGCGGCCGATGTTGGAGATGCCAAGGCATGCCCACGTCTCACGGCCGGTCGCCTGCCAGATCGAGAGCGCCGTCTCGACGCCCTCGCAGAGGATTACTGGCGCAGTACCGGGCAGTCGAACCGACGCGCGTTCGGACCAGCCGTCCACCGCCTTGTTGGTACGTTTGACGACATCGACCGGAGCTTTCTGGCCGTCCTCGGTGAGATAGATCTGCTGCGTTGCGAGCACCGTGCCGTCATCGGCGGTTGCGAGTGCTACCAGGGCTCCATACTGCCCGGCCGCGAAGCGCCGGAATCCGATGCAGTCGGGCGGCATCACGGTGATGCCGCGGCGCCGCAGGTAGGCCTGGACGCGGGTACCGACAATGCCCTCGCTGCGGGCAACGATTTCCTCGATCTTGTCGGCCGGGCTTTTGGCTGGCTTAGGTGATTCCTGGCTTCGCGTTGCATGAGGCGGCAGGCCCAGCCATTCGCGCGCCCAATCGCAGGCATCGCCGTTGGCAACGCCATGCCGATGCCGGATCAGCTCGAGCCCGTCGCCGCCAACACCGTGCTCATGGTCGAACCACTTGCCGACGTTTGGGCCATCGATTTCAACCGCCACGCTGCCCTTGTTGCCGAAACGCAGCTGCGTCGCCGTGGACAGCGCGCGATTCGGCTCGCCCAAAAGGGCGCGCGCCAGGTCAACAATCCTGGCGTTGAGCCTCGCGGCAATGTCGGCAACGGAAAGCTCGGCCATGGATCAGTACCCGGCGGTCCATGACGCGAATGCGTCCTCCTCCATCGCGGTTGGATCGTATGACCGCAGATGGAAATGCTGCTCGCCAAAATAGACCAGCGGGGCGATACGACGCGGATCGCGCGATGGTGGAGCTAGATAGTAAAGCCGGTCATCCAGGCTGCTGCGCAGTTGGTCGAGTGCAGTAACGGCCCGCATCGCATCGCGGCCGACCTTGGACGTCACGGCGGAAGTGCGCAGTAACCAGCTGAGCGAACAGCGCACGTCCTTCAGCAGGTTGCCGAGATGCATGTGGTCATCGATCGTCAACGGTGGCAGGCGCGTCGTCATCACACGCCCTCCTGCTGTCTGATCCATTCGAGCAGTGTGCTCTTGCGCGCGCAGATGATGGCGCCGATGCGGAATACCGGCATGCGCAACTTGGCGTCCGTCGCGTAGTAGTAAATTTTGCGCCGGTGCTTTGTGCTGCCGAAAACAAATTCCGCGATCTCATCGGCGCCGCGCAGGAGATCGTTGGCAAGCGTTGGACGCACCTCTCCTGTGGCGGGTCCAGCCCGCGGCGGCTCTTTGATCATTTCAGGCTCCTATCGCTTGCGACGACGCTTCGTGCTGCCGTCAGGCAAACCGTCCTCCAAGTCCGTGACGACCTGCTCTGGCGCGGATTGGAGAGCCAATTTTGCGCGAGCTTCGACGTGATCGAGATTCACGATTGCAAGTGAACGCATGTCCCGATTTGCCGCATACGCCGCGAGCTGCGACAGCCGGACGATGTCACTGGCAAATGACGGCCGGTCCGGATCGTAAAACTTGACGCCTGATTTCGCACCGGGGAGAGGTGATCCACGTTCGGACGACGCAATCAATTCGACCGGGCCTTGATGCAGCACGAGCAGCGCGGTTTCGTCCTTGAAGGCGTGCAGGTTCTTGCAGTGCTGCGCGGCAATCTCGTGAGGGATGCCCAGCCGGACCAACTCGGCGAATGTCCCGAGGACGATTGCCTCCCGAAACGAGAACGATCGCCGTTTGCCGTTTACCGGGGCTTCTTCCGGATCGAAATAGCCGCGGGCCACCCAAGCATTGAATTGCGTGCGGGTGATCCCAGCCGCTGCACACAGCTGATGGACATCGAGGCGGTCGCTCATGATTTCCTCCGTTGACGCTCCGCATACGCTCTTATATAACCAACCGTAGGCGGTGCGTCAACGCTTTTGGAATGGCGAAAATTCAGGCCTTCCAGGTGGCGCGCACGGATGGCAATGTGGCAATCAAGCAATTGAAATTACACGGATATCTCTCTTGGCCACGATCAAAAAGCGCATTTTGCCCTCGGGCTTGACCCGCTGGCAGGTCGATTTCGCCGATGCTGGCGGGACGCGCCGGGCCAAGCTGTTTGAGCGCCGCAAGGAGGCCGACCAGTTCCTGATCAAGGTCCGGCCCCAGGTCCTGGCCGGCACCTACGTCCACGATTCCGTCTCGATCACCGTGGGCGAGGCGGCGGACGCATGGCTCGCCCATTGCCGCGTGCGGCGCGACGCCGGTCGGCGGATGGAGCGGACCACCTACGTCGGCTACGAGGGCTACGTCCGGTGCCACATCAAGGACCCCAAGGTCGGCATCGGCGACATGAAGCTATCGCGACTGAGCCGCAAGGCAGTGAACGATTTCCGTGACCGCCTGCTCACCGCAGGCCGGTCCGACATGATCACCCGGAAAATCCTCGGCGCGCTTCGCCTGGTCCTCAATCACGCCATCGACAACGGGCAAGTGCATGCGAACGCCGCGCAGGGCGTGCGCGTGCTGCGATCGAGCCGTCTCGACTACAAGGTTTCGGTCCCGGCAAAGCAGGACGTGAAAAGCCTGATCGACGACTCGACCGGTCGGCTGCGCGCAATGCTGGTCGTGAGCGCCCTGTGCGGCCTGCGTGCTTCCGAGACGCGCGGTCTGCGGTGGGCCGACGTCGATTTCACCAACGGTTTCCTTCACGTGCGCCAGCGAGCCGATTTCTATTGCATGCTCGGCGAACCAAAATCGGCCGCGGGCCACCGGTCGGTGCCGGCAGGGCCATTCGTGCTCAACACCCTGAAGGAGTGGAAGCTCGCGTGCCCGAAGGGCGATCTCGATCTAGTGTTTCCGTCGAGCGACGGATCAGTTTCCGATCACGCCAACACCGTGCGGCGGCACTTCAAGCCGCTCTGCGAGAAACTGAAGATCAAACTGCGCTGGCACGATATGCGGCATTTCGCAGTATCGCTCTGGATCGAGCAGGGATTCTCGATCAAGGAGGTGATGACCTTCGCCGGTCACGCCTCGGTGCAGATGACGATGGAGCGCTACGGGCACCTATTCCCCACGCCCGATCACCAGCACGCCATGGCGCAGGTCGAGCAGCGGGTGTTCGGCTGAGGTATATGGTTGTTGCCGTAGCCTCTTAGCGGCAGAATGGCAGCCGGAAACGAATGGACGTCGTCAGGGCTGGGCGATGGACGATCAAATTACGTTAGATATCGAAGCGAAGATTTCGGACTTGCTGGACGATGCCGATTTCCAGGCAATCGATCAGCGGATGGCTCGCTTCAATCTTTTTGAGGCGGTCGGGGCGGTCCGCGGCGAACTTAGGCACTCCAATTTCCTGGGCTTCCTGCTTTCACCATCGCGCAGTCACGGGTTCGGCACGGTCCCGCTGCTCCGCGTACTGCGAGCAATCCTGGCTAACACCCCACGCGACCGTCGTCCGGTTCGCGCACTTGAACTCGTCCTTGGCGACTTGGATGGCGCCATTGTGTATCGAGAGTGGAACAACATCGACCTTCTAATCGAAATAAAGAACGTCAATCTCGTCGTCCTGATAGAGAACAAGATTGGTGCGAAAGCGGGAGAAGGACAGCTTGCTCGCTACAAGACTCTCATAAAGGGCAAATACCCTACCTTCCGGCATCTGTTCGTCTTCTTGACGCCTGATGGCACTGAACCTGACGACCCCGACTACGTTTCAATAAGCTATGCGGAACTCGCCAAAGTCATCGAGGAACTGCCGGATGATAGGGAGAGCAATTCGCATGCCGACTCGAATGTCATCATCCGCCATTATGTGGAAATGCTGAGGAGGCACATCGTGCCAGACGAAGAGCTTCGTGAGCTTGCACAGCAGCTTTATGAGCGTCACAAGGAAGCATTCGATTTCATTTTTGAATCGCGTCCTGAGCCGGAAAGTCTGCTCGGAGTTGCTCGCGCGCTACTGGAGGCGCAGCCGGAGCTAGTAGCGGATCGCCACGGTGCAAATATTCTCCGGTTCGTACCGGACGGCTGGGCTGCCGTTTCTGACTTGAATTGCTGCAGTCCCACTGCATGGACGAGAACCGGGCGCAATTTGATCTTCGAAATCAAGAGTTGGAGTTCGGGCGCTTATGCCGACCGCGTCATCGTCTCGCTCGTTAGCGGTCCCGGGCCACCAGAGATTCGGGAACGGCTCTACGCTGGTGCCTCCGCTCGATCCGATCTGTTCAAGGGCCTGGTGAAGCCAATGGGCAAGCAGTACGCCACTATTTACATGCGAGAGCTTTTGACGCCCGCGGCGGCAAAGAATATGGATCAAGACGAAAAGGCGGCAGCGATCGAGGCTGGTTGGTCAACGTTCCTGAAGGAAGAGCTACCGATGCTTACCGCGGCAGTGCTCAGCATTGCTGGCGCAAGTCCGGCAAATTGAACCGCCCATGAGTTGGACGTTGTCGGTGCGACACGGGTGCGACACGGGCGGGCCAAAATTGGCGAAGCCTTTGAGATCACAAACGGAATTGAACCGCGTAAGCGGCCTCATAACCTGAAGGTCGCTGGTTCAAATCCAGCCCCCGCAACCAAAAAACTTCGCGTTTCCAAACGCTTACGCGCCGCCCTCCGGGGCGGCGTTTGCGTTTCCAGAGCCCGTGGAAGCACTGTGGAAGCAAAAGGGGCCGAAGTCCGTCGTGCTTCCACATGAGCAGTTGGGCTCAGCGCTCCTCGATAAAGACACTGCACTCTTTCGAGTGTGACATCAGATTGTCGATTCCCGCGGTCACGTCCCATCTCAGGTTTACCCTCGGCCCATCATCGACGGTCTGAATCGTCACAACGCGGTCATGGAAATGGCGGTTGCGTGCAGAGCGGTGATGAAGTTCGGGTGCAACCGTTACGCCGGCAGACCGCAGCTCGGCGCGCAATGCGCTCGATTGCGATTGCGGCGTATCCGGCTCGCCATGATCGGGATTCCACACGACTGCGAGTCGCTCGATGTCGACGCCCGCTGACCCAGCGGCAGCGACAAAGCTCGCTAGGCGGCGACGGTTGTGTGGGCGAACGCCGCACCAGGGATCCTCGATTTCGAGCGCGACACGGCGCCCTGCTAAGCCTTGGAAAAGTGGTGTGAGCGCTCGGGCGGAGCCCGGTCGGAAGCGGAAGACGCGCAAGCGTTCTGTGAGCCCGGCCAACGGACCCGGCAGCGTTCGGACGCTGTCCTGCACCGACGCAAGCCAGCTGTCGCCTGCTAAGCATGAAAAAAGGTGACTGACCCCCTCTAGTGGCCCGGCAAGAGCCGCCGCCGCGTCCTGCGATGCGTAGAACGCATCCACAGAGGCCTCTGCCCCGAAACCCTTCAAAACAGACAGGCGAGGCGCGTTCGCCACGGCCGAACCGTCAAGCGTGCCAAAGCGAAGTTGACCGGATCGCTCGTATGGCGCCAACGCATAGGCAATCTCACGATCGAGGCCGGTCGGTGTACCCGCATCAACCGCACCCGGTGGAAGTAGATAGAGGGTGCTGTGACCCCTGCGACGTCGTCCAGATGAGGCTAGAGTCCGGACCGAAGGAAGGACC